TGGGCCATTTATACTTCATTGGGTAGCTACTCCCACGAAGCCAAAGATTGTCTTTCAACGGTGCTAATCCGTCCTATGTAAGAGAACTATATTTTTAAAACTTTATGGTTAAAGTAAGTTAAATATGTCACAAAAATATACATAATTGTGACATATTAGGTTAGTTATCAAATTCACTACAATCCTGATTTACAAGATAGTCTAATTCTAATTTAGTAGCTTCAATTCTATTGTTAAGCTCTAATTCAAGACTATTACTTAAATCAGTAAATAGGTTCATTAAGTCAAAATGCTTTTGCATACTTCTTAATGCAGAGTTACGACATTCTTTTAATTGTTTATTGGATAATTTAGAGATGGGTACTATTGACCCATCTTTAAATCTCCAAACTTGTTCGGTACCTTCCTTAACAATTAACATAAATGTTTAAGTTAGAATGATGTTACTTCTTCTACTTCTTCTTTAGCTAAAATTACCATTGGAGCAGCTTCTTCACTAATATTGTGACCTTGGCTTTTAAATGCAGCTCTAATGTCAGATTTAAATGAAGGAGAATCAGAATCACCAAATACAATTGCAGTATATTTATCTACAACTTTAACTTCACCAGTTCTTGTATCTACGATATCATAAGGTTCAACCATAGCTGATACGATTTCACCTTGAAATAAACCACCTTTAGATGGATTTCTAGGGTCAAAAATAGAATCAGAATAACCTGGTTGTTCTTTATCATTTAAATACGACTTCTCATAAGCATTGTGTGCTCTTGTTCTTGTTTGAGATGCTGGTTTCAATACTTCTCCGAATGGAGTTTTCATCATTACTACTTCTGAAAACATAACTGTTTTGTAGTTTCTTCCGTTTTTGTCTTGTTTAATTTCAGATTCTGAAACTTTTACTAAATAATTTGACATGTTTTTAATTGGTTTTTAAATTGTTTTTTGATTATTTAGAGGCCTATGGTTGCTCTATTTCACCTGTTAGTTTTAATTGCTAACATCAATTTGTTTTAATATCTATCTTTAAATGGTCCGTATTTTATCTTATGGTTATCAAATTGTATCATATAATCATTGTCTTTTAAACTAACTAATAAAAAGGCAAAGACTAAAAATAATACCATAAAAACCATGGATATGAGTAGCATAATAACGTTAAACGTAACATGCATTTGTAACTTGTTGATATCCAGACGATAAGTACAACCTATTATAAAGAATAGAAAGGAACATAATAGGAATATACCTCCTATTATGATTCCAATTCTCTTATTTACCATGTTTAAATAATGATTTAAACTTTTTTAGTAAACTTCTTTCTTCTGGTGTCTTTTTGAAGACTCCTCTGTCAATGTCAACCTTGTTAAGATTGATTTCTCTTTGTATTTGTGCTCTATTTAGCTCATACTGAGGACCGTGATTCTTGTTTGTCATTGATTAATAACATTTAATAATAAATACTTCTGATTTCTTTTTCTCAGGTGGAGTTTTGGCTTCTAATGTAGATACATTAGGCTTTACAGGTTTCTTAACCGTAGAAAGTTGTAAAGCAATTCTGTTGATATTGGTCATTTGTTTAAATAAGTAATAGTTGAATCGTAAGTTACATCGATAATTGTAGAATCAGTGGTATAAGTTTTTCTGTAATACGTTGATGTTGAATTACTTAAACCACAAGACGATAATAGCATTAAAGCTATTACCGTCATTATAACACACTTAATCATACCCCTATGATTCTTTAAATTCGTGAGTAAACCACATATAAGCAACTAATGTAAATAGAATTGTACCTATTACAACTACAGCTTCTCTTACAGTTTGTGGTAAAATGGTAAAACCATTGCAGAAAGAATAACCTAACTGAAATAACATAAACACAAATAAATTTGTGATCAAATAGAGTAAAACAACCTGTCCTAGTCTAATTGAATATATTTTGATTGATTTCATAATTTCATTTGAAAATAATTATAGCAGCTGCAGTGCTAGCTCACTACAACTACTATAATTGTTGTCGTGTTGCCATGCCAACCTGTTATACATGGATTAAACTTAGGGTAATCAGAATCGACTACCCCAAGAATGATGTTGCATACCTCCATAACCACGTTTAACATGGCAAGCTTTTCTATTAGTAGAACAAGAGGTTATCATTACAAATACTATAAATGCAATGATGAAATGGTATTTATTCATTTGAATTAAGGTGTAATTCGGTGTAATTGAATAGTATGAGAATTATCTAAAGTGTAATATATAACTTAGAGACACATATTGCTACGGTATGGAATGGTATGGTATAGTATGATAAAGTTCCTAACTAAGCGTTAGGAACATTACCAAATCTACCAGAATAGGCTTGACCATGTTCTGATAATGTGATGACTTGACGATAACGATAATACTCTCCGTCCTGAATAAGATTTACTTTTGTAGTCTTAATCAACAAGTCTTTTTGAGGATAATAAACGGCTACTTCACTACCGTCTTCTAGTTCACAAATGATTAACGAACCATTTTTGTGATTGTGGCAATCTAATACTGTTGCCGAAACTTTTGTTTTAATAGTCATAGGGTCTGCAATTGGTGCAAAACTCGGAGGGGGGTTTAAATTTGACCTGCCCCCCATCCCCACATTCCTAATAAATTTTAAAAAAATTAAAAAAAAATTTTATCCTAAAAATAAAGATGTTCATTCTGTCTCTTCATAACATACTCATTGTCAGACACTTAATATAGTAAAATATAGTATATAATATACCCATTTTTTCATCATTGATATTACTGATAATCAGCAAGTTACAACTGTCTCAAATGAACATCTTTAAATTCTCCCCTTTTTTCTTATGGTATATGTAGTATATTTGAAACATTAATTTATACAAATATGGCAACTAAAAAACCTATGCCTAAACCAAAACCTATGGGTGGAAAAGGCAAGAAAATGTGTTAAAAGAAAGCTGGGTAATACCAGCTTTTTTTATTTTATGTTTGTTTTATTGAATAATGTTCATATATTTGAACCATTATATGAGTAAACATACACCAGAATCACTAAAAGCTGCTAAATCTCCTTTTTTAGATAACTTAGTTATACCTGTTATATATAAGGTAGTAACTGAGGACACAGTAAATTTAAAAAGGATAAAGGTAGAAGATGGTATAGTTACTAAAGTAGGGCCGACTAATAAGATTAATAAAAGTTATGTTATTGAGAAGGATAAGAAAATAGAAATATATCTAGAAAATGACAAAGAAGATTTAAGGCCTTATTATTTAGCTTTGTCAAAAGAAGGTAGAATGTTACTAGATTATATAATGCTGTATTGTCTTAGAGAAAATAAATTGTATTGCTACATTGACACAAAAGAATTTATGGAAAAATACAATTTGTCTTCTAGAACTACAGTTTGGAATTGTAAAAAGAATCTAATAGATAATACTTTTATAGCCAGTACCTCATGTCAAGGATGGTTTTGGGTTAATCCTAAATTTATCTTTAAAGGATACAGGTCTAAGCTAGATGATTTAAAAAATAATTTAAAATTTAAAAATGATGAGTAAAGAATATATCTTACCTGCTTACTTAGCTCAATATGTTAAGAACAATACTGATGATATGATTACGTACTTTATCTATGATAAATATACGTACAATACAGGTGTTATTAACATGTCACCTAAAACAGCATTTGAAGAAGCAGCCAGTTCCTTCAAGGCATCAAAGAGATTAAAAGAAAAAACAATTAAAAAATATAATATAGAATTATGACAACTAAAGAGTTAATTGAGGTATTATCTACTCTTCCTGAAGATATGGAAGTAATGATACAAGTACAATCGGATGACGATGATATGTTAATGTACAATAACATCCTGGATATCAGCAGAGTACAATATGATAAGGATAAACCTGAGTTTTTAGCGTTATCAAGCACAATAGAAAATTTATAAATATGAAAAATACAACTGAAAAACTGGTTATCGGCCAGGACGGAGTAATGGAAAAAGTAGTTACTTTTAAACCGACACAAGCTTTACCTAGATTTAAAGGTAAACCTACAAGAGGATTAGTATTTGTACAAAAGCTTACTAATGAGGAGATTAAGACTAAATCTGGTATTATTCTTCCTGCTGCTAGTGGCCATGAAACAAGAGCATTAGTGGTAGCTGTAGCTAAAGATGTAACAGAATACCAAGTAGGTGACGTAGTATCTATGTCATTAGGACATGGTAACCCTCCTATCTATATGATTGAGGGTGAACCAATTACACCTATTTTCCCATCTACTATTATCTGGATTTATCCTGAAAAAATTACTGATTATAAAGACTAATGATACATGAATTTAAACAACCCATATTTGTAGACACTCCATTGGGTGAAGGAATAGCTTTGTTATTTATAGACTATGGTTATCTGGAGAATACGGTATGGGTTGTTTCATTATCAAATGACGGAAAAATAAAACATTTTAACTCAGAGCAAATAAAACTCTGCAAAAATTATACTTATGGAATATCATGTAATCAAGATAGAAGGTAGAGAACTAAGATTATTTAAGACAATCGTAGACCACAGAGTTGAAGATGAAACTAGAGAAGAGTTTCTAATTAGACGTAGTTTTGTAAAAAGACAAATTAAGGATCGTAAAAAATACGGTATTGATTTCAAATATGGTAATTAAATTAAAGATAGAACTAGATGATTTTGCCAAGACTCAGCAGTACTTTAAAACTAAGTACTCTGAGCATGGCTTAAACATCGAAGATTTTATTTATATTTGTGAAGATTATATTTTATACGTAATAACAATATTATGAGTGGAACTTTAACAGTAGATTATTTTCTAATACGTCAATGGAGAGAATTGATGTATTCTACGACAGTAGATGGATTCACTGTTTTAGAACCTGTTAGAGAAGGATTATACCAGTTTTACGTAAAAGATAATTTTAAGATCAAAACAAGAAGAAATTACTTTCCACTAGAAATTGAATTGTTTAAAGACGATGTTCTTATACTATCCTCAGCCATGCCTACTATAGGTATATGGAATAAGAAAACTAAGAACATTCCTGGTTTAGCTAAGACTATGAGAAATTGCCCTAGCACTACCAGTAATATAATAATACTACCTTAATGAAAGAAGTATTCAATAACATTTCCAATAAACATGACTTACCTAAATCTAAGGTAGAGGAGATATGGTACAGTCAGTTTAATTTTGTATTTAATAATATGAAGGAAAACTATGTAAATGAGAATGCCCCTTCAATTAAGTTAGCAGGACTCGGAACCTTTTATCCGAATGTACTACAGTTAAAAAAATTTAAAGAAAAATATGACAAGAAGCATAGACCCGAAGGCAAAATTGCCTGAACTTCCGAAACTCGGAATTGAAATGGAGTTATTGAAGGTTGTTAACGCATGTCTTGAAACTCAATTAATGGCTAAACATGCTGGTAATTCTTATGAAGAAGGAATTATCACTGCTTGTAACAACATTATTGGTAGATATGTAGGTAAACTAGATATGATTACTGCAGGTGGACACTTAATAGAAATGTAATGAGTTTTAAAAGACTATTTTTTGACATTGAAACCAGTCCAAATATTGGTTTCTTTTGGTCGTCTGGATATAAGTTAAATATATCCCATGAAAATATTATTCACGAGAGAGCAATAATTTGTGTTTGCTACAAATGGGAAGATGAAAAACAAACACATTCTATTGAGTGGAATAAGGGTGATGATAAGCAACTTTTGGAAAAATTCATGCACATTATGGCTGAAGCTGATGAGGTTGTAGGTCAGAATTCTGATAACTTTGACATTAAATGGCTGAGAACCAGATGTTTACATCACGGTATAGATGCACATCCAGAATACCAATCTGTAGATACTTACAAATTAGCCAAAAAATACTTTAGATTTAACTCAAATAAACTAGACTACATGTCAAGCTTTATGGGATTTGGCAATAAACTCCATACAGGTTACGATCTCTGGAAGAAAATAGTTCTTGAAAACGATGCTATTTCAATGAACAAGATGGTTAAGTATTGTAAAAAGGATGTAGTTCTTCTTGAAAAGGTTCACCATAAAATGAAAAATTATGTTAAGCATAAGACGCATGTAGCTGTAGTTAAAGGAGAAACAAAAATAGATTGTCCTGAATGTGCTAGTACTAACACTAAATTTAACGGTAATATGATTACTGCTACTGGAACTAAATTTAAAAAAATGCAGTGTCAGAATTGTGGTAGAAATTATAAGGTATCTATGACGGTATACAATAAAGCAATGGATGATAGAAATAATAAAGCAAAAATATGAAATTCCTAAAACTTGAAGTAATGTGCTTAACAGAAGAAGCACCTTTAAACTCTTACAAAGAGGTATTAAAAGAACTTAATCTTGAACCAGAAGAAGCAGAGGACACAATATGGTTACCTATGTGGTTCAATGTCAAGAACTTAGAAGAAGAATTGTATTGTGTATCAGCTAGAAAAGCTAATCCTGAACATACAATTATGGAGCTATATGACGCTAGAACTTTTATCGTAAAAGATACTGTAGAAAATATAGTATCTTTGTTAAATGATACCCAAACAATTTAATATCTTAGGTCACGTTATAACTATAGAAATAGATAACGAATATTGTCATAAGAATGAATGTTTAGGTAGATTCTTATATTACGAGAATAAGATTATCTTAGCAGATAAATATAAAGTAAATAAGAACTGGAGAAGATATAAAGAAAGTATTGTTGAACATACCTTCTATCATGAACTTACTCATTGTATACTTTACCATACAGGTCATGGTGATCTGTGGTTAAATGAGCAATTAGTAGATTCGGTAGGAGGTTTGTTACATCAATTTGAAATAACGAAAGCATGAAGATATTAATTTTAAATCAAAATTTAGAAGCAGAACCAGCACCAGAAATTAGAGACATTGAATGTTTTAGAAAAATAATCGTAAGAGATAAAGACAAGTATAAAAAGACTTGTAAAAAAGAGCTATGTTATATTTTTAACATGGCGGATAACAATTCAAAGTATGCTAATTTTCCAGATAAAGAACGTCATGGACATTTAGTCAATGATATATTCCAGGATCCTAAATGGAAACCAGATGCTGAGATTACAGAATGCATAGAGACTTATAAGAGAATAACTATTAAACCATCTGAGAAATTAGTAGTAACGTTAAACGAGACTATTCACAAGACAGACAAGATCATTAAAGCCCTTATTGAACAGTTAGAAGAAAATTTAGCTAATAATACACATAAGCAACCATATATTAAAATGGGTAATGCTGTAAAAACAGGTGTTCAATTAACGGTAGATGATATTAATGCGTTAATGGATGTAGGTAAAAGAGTACCACAAATGTTAAAAGAGCTTGAAGGGCTAGAACAGAAGATTAAGAACGAAAAACAGAATAATTCGAAAGCTAAAGGGAATATAGAAATATCTGAAAGGGAAAGATAATGTTTGATTTAGATTTAACTTACGTAAATATAGATGAATTCCGTAGACCTGCTTTAGAATGGTTAAAGAACTTTAAAAGTACAGGTACAGGATTCTACATAGATGCTCCTAAACACTCATATGATTGGGTTAAGTATTGGGATGAACAAGAATATTATTGTAAAAACGGCTATTCCGTAGGTGGAGTACGTATTACAGGTGAACATTACTTTTATTTAAACTTTTGCCAGATACAATTAAAGATTGGATTTGGTTCAGAAGCTATTAAGAGTAAAAAGAAAGTAGAAAAGTTAGTTACCTTCCCTGATTTCTGGGATTCAGACTGGTATTACTTTGTAGAATGTGAGAAGGCTAAAGAACAAGGTCAACATATGATCGTGTTAAAACCAAGACGTAGAGGTTATTCTTACAAGAATGCTGCTAAATGTGCTTATAACTATACGTTTTACCGTAAATCTACATCTTTAATTATAGCTGAATCATCTGATTACTCGGAAGAAACTATGGGTATGGCTGTGTCGTACCTGGATTTCTTAATGAAATATACAGACTTTGGTAAAAATAGGTTAATTAATAAACCTAGAGAAGAGGTACTTGCTGGTTACGAAGAAATTATGGCTGATGGTACTAAAACTAGGTCTGGTTACATGAGTAAGATTTTAGCTATGACGGCTAAAAACAATCCATCTGTAGCTAGGGGTAAAGATGCTAACGTAATTTTATTTGAAGAAGCAGGTTCTTTTTCTAATCTAAAAGCTACCTATAATGCAACCCGTCCTACCGTGGAAGAAGGTATGGGTGTATCAGGTCAGATATTTGTGTTTGGTACTGGAGGTGACTTTTCTGGTGGTATCGTAGATTTTGATGAGATGTTCTATAACCCTGAGCCTTATAACTTTAGATGTTATCAGAATATTTGGGAAGATGGTATGGAGTTGACGTCAATAGGTTACTTTTTACCTGACTATTATTCTAAAGGTGGGTTTATAACCCAAAAAGGAGAATCTCAGATAGAAGAAGCTAAGCTACACATTGAAGGTGAAATAGAAAAACTTAAAAGAACATCTAAGGACTCAACCTCAGTAGATAAGTTCTTAGCTGAATTTCCTAGGACACCTAAAGAGGCTTTTATTAAGACCTCATCTAATATTTTTCCTAAAGCTGAACTTCAAGCACAAATTAATTACATAAAGTCCTCTAAAATAGACTCTTCACTTGGTGTATGTGGAATACTTTCAGAAGAAAATAACACCATAGTTTTTACTCCATCTGAGGATGCAAAGCCCATAGATTCATTTCCTATTAAAAAAGACTCTGACAGAGAAGGTTGTTTTGTGCAATACCAAAGACCGTATTATGATAATGGTAAAATTCCTGATAATCTATATTACATAGGTCATGACCCATACGGTATAGACTCAGATAAAGGTGAATCTTTAGGTGCACTTTATGTATTAAAACAGGTTAATAACCTATCTCAACCTGATGACTGTATTGTAGCTGAATACATTGGCCGACCAAAAGCAGGTCAAGATGAGTATAACAGAATCATGTTTATGATTGCTAAATACTATAATGCTAAGATAGGTTTTGAGAATGACCGAGGTAATGTTATTCAATATGCTAGGTCAAACAAGGTTCTGCATTTACTTCAAGATGAGTCTGATATCTATGATAAAGGTGAAAAGGTATCTAACTCATTAGGAAGGAGTTATGGTATGTCAATGTCTAATCTTAAAAAGAAGCAACAGGGAACTATCTATCTCAGGGATTGGTTGTTATCAAAAAGAGGAATTGACGCAAAAGGTAATCATAAATTAAATCTTAATATGATTTATTCCGTACCTTTGTTGGAAGAATTGTTAAAATTTGACTATGAAGGTAACTTTGATAGGGTGTCAGCTTTACTTATTGCAATGTTCTATCAGAAACAGATAGAAAACAAAGCAATTGATAAACCAAATTATGTTTACGAAGCCGATCCTTTTTTCAACAGATTTCATTCATTAGGTAATTTCGATTCTAATTATTAAATTTGCATAACATGGAAGACGTTAAATCAACTGGTTTTTTTAATATACCGATACAGACTATACCTTATAAAGATAAGATTAAGGAAGATAATCAATGGGGTAAAACGTGCATTAGAGCTTTTATTTCATTAGCATCTTTCTCTAATTCTTCTTACAAGGTCTATCTTAAAAAGTTGTACGATTACTATAACGGTGTCATTGACAACAAGGACTATGAGTCTTTCTTAGCTCCTTATGGTGTAACCAGAACAGGTTCTCCTAATTTTGTAAAGAACTATCCTATCATTAAACCAAAGATTGACTTACTTAGAGGTGAATTTGCTAAAAGACTTGATAACTTTACAGTAGTAGTAACTAACGATGACGTTGTTAATACTAAACTTGAAGAACGTAATGCTAAGATCAAAGAGACCTTAGAGCAAATGTTTATTAACGAACTTAATGCTCAAGGTGTTAACACAGGTGTACCTTCACAAGAAGTTCAAACTCCTGAATACGTAGCAAGAGAATTTGATTCTAAATACAGAGACAAACGTGCTATCTTAGGTCAAAATGCTTTAGACTTTTTAAAGAAATATTGTAGACTCGAAGAAAAGTTTGATATTCTTTTTCATGATGCTTTAGTTGCTGGAGAATTATATTCTTTTAGAGACGTAATAGCTAATGAAGTAGTTTACGAAGCAGTTAATCCATTAGATATGGATTTTGATAAAGATCCTGATATTCAGTTTGTTGAAGATGCAGATTGGATTTGCAGAAGAAAATACATGACTGTATCTGGTATTGTAGATTATTTTCAAGGTGACGATCCTTTAACAGGAGATGAAATTGCTGACTTAGAAAAATCTGCACCTATAAATTCTGAGTGGTTTATTCCATTTGCTCAGATTCAAGATCGTCAACAACCATTTAAATCTTACGGTAGACTTTTAGAGGTAATACATGTAGTATGGAAATCTAGAAAAAAAGTTGGTATTGTAAAATTCATGGATGAATTTGGTCAAGAACAAATGATTGACGTAACAGAAGATTATAAACCAACACCAGATCAAGAACTTGAATGGCATTGGGAAAATGAATTCTGGGAAGGATATAGAATTAACAATAAATATTATAAGAAAATCCGTCCTTGTCCTGTACAAAGAGGTTCTTTAGATAACGGTTCTAAATGTAAAGCTCCATATAATGGTAGAGTTATGTCTAACAGAAATTCTAAGAACGTATCTCTTGTTTCGTTAGGTGTGCCTTTCCAAGTATTATATAATGGTATTCATTTCCGTATGGAATTAGCTATTGCTAAAATGAAAGACCAAATGTCTCTATTAGATGTAAACATTATCCCTAAAGGATGGTCTACAGATAAATGGATGGACTATCTAGATTTAACAGGTATAGGTTTTGTTGATTATAATAAAGAAGGTGTAAGATTTAATGCACAGCATCAAACTGCTATCAGATTAGCTTCTGATACTATTAAGTCTTACATGGATCTTTTAGCTTATATTAAAAATGAGTGGGATGAAGTATGTGGTATTTCTAAACAAAGAGAAGGTACTATCTCTTCTTCTGAAACTGTAGGTGGTGTAGAAAGAGCTGTAGTTCAATCTTCACTTGTTACAGAAATGTACTTTAGATTATTTGATCAATTTAAAGAAAGAGAATATCAAGCACTACTTGACTACTCTAGACTTGCATGGATTGACGGTAAGAAAACTGCATTTGTACATCCTGAATACGGACACACTGTTTATTTAGACATTGATCCACATGAATATTCAGAAGCTGAATTAGGTATATTTATGTCTAACTCAACTAAAGATGCACAGAAGATTCAAAAGTTACAACAGTTAGCACAGGCCATGGCTCAGAATGGAACTCCTGGTTCTACTTTAGCTGAGATTATAGAACAAGAATCATTTGTTGAAATTAAAGATGCTCTTCGTAAAGCTGAAGCAAAAGCACAAGAAGCTTCTCAACATATGGAACAAATGAAGCAAGAAGGTATGCAAAAACAAATGGAGATGCAAAACCAACAGTTGCAACAAAAGCATCAATTTGATCTAGAGTTAATAGATAGAAAAGGTGAATGGGAATTACGTAGAACTGAACTTACAGCTTTAGGTATTGATGAAGGAGAAAATGCATCACAAATTATGCAACAGACTAAACTTGCATTAGAACAAAGTAAACTTCAAACACAGACAGCTTTGAAGGAAAAAGAAATGGAAGCTAATCAGTATAATGATGATAAACGTATGGCACATGAACGTCTTATGAAAGATAAAGAGGTAGCTATTAAAGAAAAAGAAATAGCATCTAGGAATAAAAGTAAGACGAACAAGTGATATATAATAATATGACAAAAAGAAAATAAAGAAAAAATAAAATAATTTAAAAATTTAATTTTAATTTTGAATAGACATGACAAAAGACGGAATCGATTTTGGAGATGATTTCTTAGAGGGATCACCCATTGTAGACAACCTGGATCCTAAACCAGAAGGTTCGGAAGAAAAAGAACCAGTAAAAAAAGGACGACCTGCAAAAGCAGCTCTTGTTGATGATGAACCTCCTATTAAGAAGGAAGAAGAACAAGAGGAAGAAGAAGAGGAAGAACCAGTTAAACCTAAAGGTAAAGCTGCTCCTGAAACTAAAGAAGACGATGAACCAGAAGCAGATGATGATGGATTAATTTTATCATTAGCTTCTAAATTAGGTTATGAGTTTGGTGAAGATGAAGAATACGAAGACTCTGAAGAAGGGTTAGTGCAATTCATCCAAAAACAACAAGAAGTAGGTGCACAAGAAATAGTTAACAATTATTTCAGTAATGTACACCCTAAAGCAGGAGAGTTATTTGACTTAGTTAATTTAGTATCAGATTTACCTGAAGATGAACAAGAACAAATTATTGAGGAGTTTTTTAAAGGTAAGAGTCCTGAACTTGACTACAATGCAATTGATCTAAAAGATGAGAATACACAGAAGTCTGTGTTAAGAACATTTTATAGATACAATGGATTTAGTGATGAGCAGATTAGCAGAAAACTTGATAAGTTTGAAATTGCTGGTATGTTAGAAGAAGAAGCTGAAGAAGCTGCTTCATTATTAGCAAAAGCTCAAGAACAGGAATCAGCTAGAATTTTACAACAGCAAAAACAAGAAGCTGCTGCAAGAAGAAAGCAATCTGAGAACTATTATAGTAATTTAAGACAGACGCTTGAAAGTGGAAAAGTAGGTAATTTTAATATTCCAGTTTCCGAAAGAAAAGCTACGTTTGATTATATTGCTAAAGGAGATGCACTTAATAAGTTAAACGAATTATGGGCAACTCCAGAAGGCAGAATACAGTTATCTATTTTATTAAAGAATGACTTTAAATTAGATAAGTATATTAATCAAGCAGCAACGACAAAAACAGTATCTAATTTAAGAAATAAACTTAAAGCTGGTGCTGCTAAGATGAAATCGTCCGACCCTAGATCAAACAGTTATGACAATGATTGGGATGATGGACAAGTATCGTTTGCAAAAAAGTAATTAAACTTTAAATAAAAAAAACAAATATGGCAATTTTTAAACTCACACCAGATGTAATCTGGAATGAACAAGGCAAAACAAACGACAACTCGTTGCAACGTCAACTGTTGTTGAAGCCTGAAAAATTAACTCCAGTATTAACTTATCTTATGGGTCAAGAAGACGAGAGATTCCCTCTTTCATTCTTAACTGAAGGTATGCAAAATACTATGGAAATCGAAGGTAATGAGTATGAGTACAGCATCATCGGCCGTCTCTATTCTCCAGTAATGTTAGCTGAATCTATTGCTGCAGGTACACAAGCTGGTATTGGTTTCACTCCATTTAAATTAGTTTTCTCTGAAAGACGTTTTGCTAGAGATTACATTGTGTTCACTCCAAAAGGTTATCAAATCCGTGTAACTGAAGATCCAATGCAAAGAGGAACTAACTGGGAATATACTTTTGTATTGAATGCTACTAATGCTTCTGAATTTGTACCTGCTACTGAATTAGTTGCTGGTAACTTGTTCTCACAAGCATTTGCTCCAGTTGCTTCTTATGGTTCTACTGGTAATGAGTCTTTTGCAGCTGCTCCTGGTTTAGTAAGAGGTCAAATCACTACTATCCGTAAGTCTTTTGCTTGGGAAGGTAATGCTGTAGAAAGAACTATGACTATGCAAGTACAAACTGACAAAGGAACTTCTAACTACTGGTGGGATTTTGAAGAGTATCAACATATGATTCACTTCAAATTAGAGTGTGAAATGTTGTATTGGTACGGTAAAGATAACCGTGACGATCGTGGTATTATCACATTAAAAGATAAGAATGGTGTTGCTATTCCTATCGGAGATGGTTTGTTAGAGCAAATCACTAACAAAGATACTTACGGTATTTTGACTACTCAAAAAGTTAAGCAAGTAGTAAGGGATGCTTTATATGGTATGTCTGATGCTTCTAAAAAATCTATCACTTTGTTTACAGGTGTAGGTGGATGTGAAGAGTTTGACAATGCTATGAAAGATGATTTAGCTGCTAGAACTTATATCAAACTTGATGCTGGTAAATTCGTTTACGGTACAGGTAGAAACTTAGAGTTAAGTGGTTTCTTCACTACTTACCAACATATTGATGGTCATACTATCACTATCAAACGTGTTAACTTATTTGATGATGGACCTAAAGCTTTAGCTTCTGCTAAACATCCAATTACTGGTCTTCCGTTAGAATCTTACCGTATGGTATTTGTTGATACTTCAACTTACAATGGTAAACCTAACTTGATCATGGTTAACAAAAAAGGTCGTGCAATGATCAGACGTGTTGTAGCTGGTATCAACGAACTTCCAGCAGATTTCAAAGGTAATGATTTCCGTGCTTCAGATAAAGATGCTTCTAGCATCCATTTATTGAAAGCTTCAGGTATCGTACTTAGAAGATTCAATACTTCAATTGATTTGCAGTGTAACTTGAGCTAATCAATAAAAATAATAGTAGGGGGAGAAATACCCCCTACTTTTTTAAATAAAAAGAAATAAAGACAAAATGAAAAAATTCGTAACAATTTACAGAAGAGAATCGGCTGCTAGACTTCCACAGGAAATTAAAGACCAAGCCGTATTAAAATTAAGTTCAGGTATTACGTCAAGTGGTATCCCACTTAAAGGAATTTCAATTGAAGAAGAAGAAAAGTTTCTTCCTTCTATTGTAGGAGTTCCACCAACACATCCAGAATTTGCTAACAAAGTAAATACCTGGTATAACAATTTGTCAAAACCTGTTACTAAAGAAGGTTTAAGACTTAATATATCAACAAGTGAAAATTCTGGTATGCCAGAAGTTCCAATTGATTATTTAGTTTACAGACGTGCTTTAGTTGATAAGAGAGTAGCAAATAGTAAACAACAATTATTATCTGATCAATTCTACACATTTTTTATTAATGATGAAGAAGAAGAAAAAGATAAGAAAATTAAATCTCTTAAAGAGAAAGAAACAGCTCAAAAAGAGTACTTTAAAGTTAAAGAAAATGAGGCTTTAGTTGATTGGGTACTTCAAGTTTTTGCACAAAGAGAAGGTGAAAAAACAAGCAAGTATTCTAGTTTATCTAAAGAAGATAAAGATTTAGTTCTTGACAAAATGGTAACTACTTATCCAAAAGCATTTGTTGCTTTGGCTACTGATAAAGATTTGGAGCTTAAAGCCGAAATCTTATCAATGGTAGATTATGCTGTGTTAACTAAATCTGGTAATAGATTCATACACGGTACTGAACCATTAGGAGATTCATTGGATGAAGCAGTTGCTTATTTCAAATCTGCTAAGAATCAGACTGAATATGTAAAACTTAAAGCTAAATTAGAGGCTTTAGGATATAAGGTTAAAAAAACTAAAAAAACAGTAACAGAAAATGCTGATTAAAGAATGGCACATTGCACTACAACAGGAGCTGAATAAAATTAATTCAGCCCTGTATGACGTGCTTTTACCTCAAGAGATAGACATGGCATTCAATAAAAATATTGAAATGTTTGTTAACCAGAGGTATGATAATAAATCTAACCGTAAACAAGAAGGATTTGAGCAATCTCAGAAAAGAACTGATGATCTCAAATCTCTTGTTAGAGTTATGAAAGGACCTGCTATATTAGGAAATACCTTCCAAAACTCTTTTAGTTATGATCAACGTGTTTTATTTGTACTTCCTGAAGACTACAGATTTAAAGTTGCAACTAGAGTTAAAACCTCTACTAAAGGTTGTGCTACATCTTTTGCTCCAACACAAAGTGATATAACTTACTATGTTTATGGATTTGATTTATCTGCTATAACTAATTATAGTACTTTTTATATTAAAGAACCATCAGGTAATAAAATATTTTTAGAAAATTCAGGGTTAGGTGGTTATACTACAGCTGATTTTGATACTTTTAAAGATATAGTGTTAGATGAAACAGTAGCTTATTATAAAACTTCTAATATTGTATTTTTTGAAAACTTTTTAACTTATTCTAAAAAAAATCATATTTTATTTGTTACAACTACTTCAGGAACATTTAAATATTATGATGGAAGTTCCGAAGTAAATGTAAGTTCATTAACTACTATTACTGAAAAGAACTATGCAGTACAAGGAACTCCAAATGTATCTTCTGACCGTGCAGTAACACATGATAATGTGTATGCAATGCAAGCTGATCCTTTTAACTCAACTACATTTGATTTTCCATTAAGTTTCTTTGAAAACGATTTATATTACACTTTATACAACAAAGATAATTTTGTTGTAAGTGAAATAGAAATGACTTATATTCGTAAACCTAAAACCGTATCTTATTATGCTGATATAAGCTGTGATTTACCAGTATCAACTCATCAGGAAATTATAAGCATGACTGCTCAATATTTCTTAGAAGAATTTGAAGCTGCAAGAACACAGACACATAAAGAAACAGTTTTAACAACAGAGTAATTTTTTTAATTAATAACAAATAAATAAAAATCAAACATGGCTAAAAATGTTTTAGTAACCAAAACTACAAGTAGTAATTTAGGTTCACAAGCTGCAAACCCCTCACTTCTTTCAGATGGAGATTTAGGTTTGTACAATGGTAATACTGCAGCAGTTATTTCTGCTACTTATACCACTGCAGGATCAATTCCGTTTTTTTACGGTCAAGGAGTTCCTGTTGGAAGAAATCCACGTCTTTCTCCTATTATTAAAGCAGGTGCTGTAAAAAGTATAACTAAAAAAGGTTATACTGTACCAGTTCAACCTGTTATGATTGTAGGTTACCAAGGTTCTGGTAGCAACAACATTAATTTTCTTGCTGCTTCTGGTTCACAAACTGTATCTTACGGTATTAAAATTGAAAACTTAATTACATTAGCTCCACCTTTTCCAAAAGCATATGCTCAATATACTTTAAGAAATGGTACTTTAGCTTACAACAATCCAGTTTGGGTAGTTGACCAATTAGCTGCAGATTTAAACAGTCAATTATCTGTATTACCTACAATTGATGGTGGACAATTTGCTTTAGTTGATGTATTGTCTAATTTAACTTCAGTTCAATTAGTAACATCTGCACCTGCTAACATTACAGGAACTGTTGTAAACAATTCTAATATTTTAACTTTATCGGCTTCTGCTGCTGGTGGTACAACTGCTATTGCTGCTGGAGATTGGATTAGAATTGGATCAGCTACTGCTACAACTTCTCCTGTTTATCAAATTGCTAATGTAAGTACTACTACTGTAACTTTAACTAGACCGTTTGTAGGAACTTCAGCATCAAGTGTTGCTTTAGGAGCTATTCTTTCAGCTAACTATCCTGGTACTAGTTCATTAGCAGGTTTAAAAATTAGTGTAACAGGTAGTTACTTTAGTTCTAACAACTATGCTGCTGGTAAATTAAACATGATGATTAATATTCCTTTGTTAGATCAATTAGCTGGTACACCTGAGTTTGTACCTACTACAATGGTTTATGGTTCAGGTACTTACAATGAAGTATTGAAAAAAGAAATGCAAGCATTAGGAGATATTGGAGTAGAAAACCGTATCTGGATGCCTCTTCCAAACGATACTTATGCTGTACCAGGTACTGGATATATTGGATATTCAATTTACTACGAAAACCCTGTTTCTGATAAATCAGCTCAAGGTCAAGGTAGAGTTGAACCAGGTATGTTAGATATCTACATAGTTGATAGTACTACTATTACAGATTTTGAAAATGCTTTAGCAGCAGTTTCAGGTATTGCAAAAACTAATTTTTAATTTTAATCAAACTTTAAAACTTAAAAAGGGGATAGAAATATCCTCTTTTTTTGTTTATTATTATTTTTAACCATAATTAAGTATATTTGTATTATGGAACTACATAGTATATTACCTATCTTAACTTTAAATGATATTGATAAATCATTAGTTGAAATTAAAAAAGACGGTGCTGTTTTTGACGTACCTTTACAAGCTTTGTTATCACCTGTTACTAGACCTTATGGTGCTTGGCAAGATATGCAAACACAATCTGCTGCAGCTGTTAGTACAGGTTATCCTATGATTTATCGTACAATTGATTTTGAAAACGGTGTATCTGTTGTATCAGATGGAACTAATTTGACTAGAATTTTATTTACTAAAAATGCTGTTTACAATCTTCAATTTTCAGCACAATTGAAAAATACTAACAATGATGAAGAAGATGTAAATATTTGGTTAAGAAAAAATGGTTCTGATCTTGCAGGAACTACTGGTTTAATTTCTGTACCTAGACGTAGAACTGGTAATGATGGTCATACTATTGCAAGTTGGAATTATTATATTCAAGCTAATCCTGGAGATTTTTATCAATTAATGTGGTCTGTGTCAAACACAACAATTACTTTACAGGCTTATAATGCTGGTAATCCTCCTCCTGCTGCTGCATCTATAATTGTAACCGTTCATCAATTGTAATTTTTATTTTTAAACTTAATAATCTATATTTGTAATATGAACAGCATAATTAATTTAACAACCACAGATGTCAATAAGTCTACAGTTGTAGTACACAAAGATGGAGCAGATTTTGATGTTCCTTTAACAAATATTTTAGGAGAATCTTTTTTTTCACAAAAGCAAGTATCTGGAGCTATTGAAGAAAATCCTTATATTTTAGATTTTTCTAAGGTTAATACTCAAAATTTTATTTTAAATCTTAATAATTCTGCAGCAAATTACATTCTTTTAGAAAATGCTATAGTTGGAAAAATTTATAATATATTTACATTATCTAATACTGAAACTAGTTATCCAATATTTACAGGTGGTATTATAAATATAAATTTAAGTACTGGTTTTCCTACAACTTCTGGAGTTTTTTGTTATACTGCTATATATGATGGTAATGGTTGGTATCTTAATTGTGTAGAATATTTTACTGCTTAATAATCATGGCATTAAAAACTAAAATAAAATTAGGTGTAGGTAGAGACTACAAAGCATTCAAAATTGCTAGTATGACTGGTACTGGAGTTACTGGTTATGGTGCTAATCAAGATCCTGTAGGTTATAGAGAAGCTTCAGCAAATACTGTAGATTTATATGGATATAGAATGGTATTTACTTCTCCTTCTGGACAAGTTATTACTAAAATTGGAACTCAATTTGATGCTTTTAAAATGGCTGAAGCTTTTGGTGAGTTTTATACTGTATTTCTTAATACTGATTTAGGTTATACTGCTGATGAACAAATTGAAGATGGGTTATGGAAAGTAGAACAAACTGAGTTTTTTCCAAATAATGTTACAACTACAATAGCTTGGACTGGTGGAGATAATTTTTTTGCATATGAAAATACTAATGTATTATCATTTAAAAATGCTAATTGTATCCTTTTAAGTAAATCTGGAAGTGGTTTAACTACTGGTAATTTTGATTCAACTAGATTATATAATATAACTAGTATAAATACAGTTATAGATCCTACTTTTAATAAAATAACAGTATCTCGAAATATTACTCAAAGTACTACATCTAATTATTCTACATATGTAGTAGGATACACATCTACTAAATATTTTCCTGTAGCTAAATCTATTAAAGAATGTTTAGATAATAAAGTAGCTGATTTAGTAGAATGTGAATGTGATGAGGTAGACGCTGAATTAGTAAATAAATATTTGCTTTATGATGCAATGTTTGTTAATTGTGAAATAGATAATATTAATAAAGCTCAACAAATTTTTGATTTATTAAGTAAATATTGTGATGACAACTGTGGATGTGATTAATATACCAACTGCTACCTTGCAGGATATGTCTGATAAAATAGACAAAGCATTTGTTAACTATGCAAATGCTGTGGCTAATACATATTCTTACGGTACTAGTTGTAAAAATCTTTGTAAGTATTACCGTTTGTGGTTAACTAAAAGGATTTTAAAAGATTGGGATCAAGCAGATAATGGAGATGTAACTGGATATTATAACTCTATTACTCAAACACAGTTTGTACATATATTAACTATAGCTTTAGATATTGCAAAAAATTAAAATATAAAATAAAATGACAAGATTAGAATCATTAATGGCAATGTTAGTTAACCTTTTTAGTGGCTTTTATAAAGTTACTTTTGGAGGTACAGCTAAAAATACAGTAGTAGTAGGAGCAGGAAGTGCAGTAACAGGTGACTGGTGTGCTGTACAAATGTTAACTGCAACTGGTACTATCTCATCAATTACTATTGATGGTACAGCTAATAATTTTAGTACTATTACGTTTAGCCAAGGTGTAATGATTTATGGTAAAATTACATCTATAACTGTACCTAGTGGTACAACTGTAATATGTTACGGAGCTTTAACTATAACTAACTAATATGATAATAGGAATAGGTTTAGGAATTAGAATGAGGTCATTAATAGCAAAAGCTATTAGTAACGTATTTGTATGGGGAACCTCAACCCCAACTCAAACATGGGGATCAAGTACAACTTTAATATGGGGACAATAAAATATGGCAAATTTACTCAATGAAAACATAGGACTTAATTATCAAGGAATATTAAATTTAGAAACAATAAATACACCTTTAAGTGCTACTGTTCAAAATGTAACAGATGGAACAGGTCAAAATTCTCCATTAAGATTAGGTACAACTTCTGTAAGAATAACTGGAGGAAATCTTTTTGTTGATTCAAATTTATTTAATACTGGTTTTATTGAAACTGGAAGATTAATATCAACTACAACTGCAACAGCATCAACTCCTCCTGTGTCAATTACAGGAGGTTGGTTTAGTGGTGGAACTGCTACAACAACTAAGCCACAACTTTTAATTGAACCAACTGGAACAACGAGTACTGCATGGAGTACAAGTGGAACTGGTTTAGGAATCAATGCTGCTAGTACTTTTAATGGCAGATTAATTGAAGCACAAAAAGATGGTGTAAGCAAATTTTACGTTTCAGTTGGAGGTGACGCAGTTTTGCCTGGATATGTATTTGCAAATGTTTTAGCTGCTGGAGGTGGAAACGTGGTAATAAAGGCAACCTCTGGAGGTATTATGGCTATTTATGATGGTACTGAAAATAATTTTGATAGACTTCAGTTTGGAGGAACAACAAGTTTATATCCTGCATTAAAAAGAAGCACAACAAACCTTGAGGTTAAACTTGCAGATGATAGTGCTTATACTGGATTAAATAGTGGTTTATTAACTACTAATGTTGCTACCGCTACAGGTGGAACATCTTCAAATGGAATTGCATTAACATCAACAAATGCAGCAACAAGTGGCACTACTTATTATAATTCTCCTTATTTAGCTTTTAACGTTAATGTTTGGAATGGAAGTGCTTCTGTTGCTGAATCTTTTAAAACATTTTTAAAGAGTTATGGATCTGGTTCAAATGAATTACAATTTTTAAATCAAACTAATACTGTATTTCTTACTATAAGTAGTTCTTTAATGACTATGTATGGTAGTATAGCAACAACATCTGGAGGAAATATAACTTCAGCAGGAACTTTTATATTAGGTTCAAATGCTATAATTAGCGCTCCGTCTTCAGCTGTAGTTAGACTTAGAAATGCATCAGCTGGCCCTTTGAGTAGGCTTGAACTGGGCGATTCTACCCAAGGAGCAAGACTTATTCTTAGTACTGGGAACGGAATACCAGGCTTTACAGATACAAACGGAAATAACATACAGAGGTTTACGTTTGGTCCATCTGGAATAACAGCACCAGCTTTAGCTCCTGTTACAACAAGTACTGCTGGTGATACACTTAAAGCTGTGTTTGCAGATGGAACAGGAGATGCATTTATAATGGGCAAGCATAAAACACATGCAGCTTATGTAGCCACAACAGTAACCCCAACTGGTTATTTAGTTGTTTTTGATTCAACAGGTACATCATATAGAATACCAGCAGTTGCTGGAGCTTAATAATTAAAATCATGATATTAATAAACACACCTAGCTTTTTAGCTACAACAACAGAAACACAAACGCCAGTTAAAATTGAAAAATTGGTGGTAAATTATTCAACAAGATTAGGTTATAAAGATGATATGCCGCAAGGGTACATTGATTCTTATGTTTCAACAGAAAGTAGCCAATTTGTTTATAATTTGCCGCAAATAGAAATGGAATCTTTATCTGGTAATATTCTTGCAGAATTGCATGATTTATACATTTTACATTTTTCAAAATTAAATCCAAGTTTAACGTTTACGTCAACTTTGTAATTTTAAAAATATTAGTTATAATTGCACATGGGAAAAATAAATTTAAATCAGAACTTACTTTCACCAGAAGGTGAAACGTTTGCAGAAAAAGAAAAAAACATTACAGTAAAAGACATTATTATTACTGTGTTAAATGTTGTATCTGAAGGTCAGACACCAGAAGAATCTTACAAATGTGGAGAATTAATTGTAAAAATTTCAAGAGCTAAAGATTTAACAGAAGTTGAACTTAGTTCAGAAGACATTACGTTAATTAAAGCTAAAGTTAAGAAACACGGAGTACCACTTACAATTATTCAAGTCTGTGAAATCTTAGAAGGAAATCAAAATCCTTTTGAAAAAAATTAAAGTATTATTAACCTATGAACCACAAAATTGCAGAATTAAACATGGTTAGCTGGGGGTTAGCATTCTTTGGAATGATGGCCCATTGGTTACCAATTATTCAATTTTTATCATTTACATTATCAGCCTTTGTTTCATTATGGCAGGTAATTCAAATAGTAAAAAAATGGTTAAACAAATAAAAAAATATACTTACGGGGTAAGTCAATTTTTAAAACCTACACCTAGAAACATTGCTAGGTTTGGGTGGGCTTTGTTTACAACTTGTTCTGCAGCAGCTGGTACTTTTGTATATTTTGAACAAGAAAAAGTAGGTATGGTAATCGGTATTATTGGAGTAATAGGTTTATTTTTATCTAATTTTTTTGGTCATGGAAATACAAGTAAAGAGGAAAATATTTACTAATAAGTCCACTATAGGTGAACTTAGTATTAACGGTATCTTCTTTTGTTTTACATTAGAAGATACCGACAGATACCTTGAACAAGGGCATCAAAAAATATTTGGTCTAACTGCTATACCAAGAGGTACTTATAATGTAGTGCTTTCTTTTAGCAATCGTTTTCAAAAATACTTACCTGAAATTCAGAATGTACCTGGTTTTAAAGGTATTAGAATGCATACTGGAAACAAACCAGAAGATACAGAAGGTTGCATCCTTGTAGGTAAAATTAAAACTAAAGACTTTATTGGAGAATCAGCTAAAGCTTTTAATGCTTTTATGGCTGAACTTAAAAAAGTTGAGAAAAAAGAAAAAATAAATATTACAATATTATGAAGACTTTAGTTGTAATTTTATCTATTTTTGTGGCATTATTAACAGCATACTTAGAATATGACCTTTGTGTACAAATTAAAGCTTCTAATGAAGAACGTAAAAAGAACATTAAACAAAAAACTAAACAATCTAATAACTAAAACCGATGATGTATGTAATTGTCTTTGTTGTGTTAAAAGCCGTGATGGATTCGATTTCTCATCATGATAGTTTTAAAAAATTAAATTGGTCTAAATTTTATTGGAGAGAAACTGCTGAAGCTCCTAAACATGAGTTTCTTAAAAAGTATTTTCCAATGTTCTATGACATGTGGCATTTGTCTACAACATTACAGGTATTATTAGTAGCTTGGTTAGCAACAGGTACTATAATGGGTACTATATTATTATATGTAATAGGAAATCTTATATTTGTAGCTATTTACGAAGCATTAACATGAGATATTTAATTATTATATTAGTACTACTAAGTTCATGTACAGCTGAATGGCATTTAAAACAAGCAATAAAGAAAAACCCTAAATACGGTGACAGCACATATAAAACAGTTATTTTTAAAAAAGATACTCTTATTAAAATATACGATACTATACCTGGTGATAGTAGTTTTCAATCTACCATATTGTATCGTGATTCCCTCAACAAGGTATTTAGTGATAGCTTCACAATTGTTTATCAAACGGTGGATAGCCTTAATAAAGTCAAAACTACAGTTGTTAGGAGGCCCATTTTTATACATGATTCTATTTTGGTTAGTGTTAGAGATACTGTTAAAGTAGAAGTACCTAAAACTATAGAAGTAAAAGAAGGTTATCCTCTTTGGTATTTTTGGGTATTAATAGCTATATTTGTATTTATAATCTGGTTAATCAAGAAATAAAATGGCTACAGAAAGTGAATTAGTATATAATATTTTAAATATCCATGCTGGAGGTAGACTTTCGGATGACTTTATACCGTCATATAACCAAGTAGCTTTCATGATTAAATACGTCAGAGCTATGCTTATTAGACGTGATTTAGATCAAAACTGGAACTTACATCCTAACTATAGCCAAGATCTTGGTTGTATTCCTTTGATTTCAGTAGACAAAGCTGAATGCTGTGAAATAACTTTAGATTGTGATATCCTTAGAACTGAGGTTAAAATTCCTAATCCTATTAGATTAAAAACAAGAATAGGTATTACTTACGTAGGATCTATTGATAAACAGACTACTTTTGATTTAATTCTTCCTCAAAGATCTCCATATATTAAATACAGTAAATATACAGCTCATGTTCCAAGGGCTTATTATTTAAATGGTTATATCTATATACCTAATAATCACGATCTTGCAGCTATTAATGTAAGAGCAATATTAGAAAATCCTAAAGATGCAAATGGCTTCTTATGTGGTGATGAACCGTGTTATACAACTAACAGTGAATTTCCTATGCCTGCAGATATGATACAACCAATGACAGAATTGATTTTGAGTAAAGAAATGAATTACATGCTAAGAACAGCACCAGATTCTGAGAATGACACACATTACACCGCTAACATTAAAGGATAGTTATAATTATTATTGTAAGATATCCGAGTCTCCTGTAGATTATAGTACTTACAGAAAAGTATGTGTGGATACTAATCAAGCTATGTTTGATTATATGCAAAAAGGTAATGGAAACAGAATCTCATTTGGTAACAGACTTGGCCAAATGCAGTATTTTAGATTTAAAAAGACAGCTGTTAGCAAGAGTGGTAAGATACTCTATCCTGTTAACTGGAAAGAAACGAATAAATTATGGGAAGAAGATCCCAATCTAATAGGTAAAAACTATGTATACTATATACGTAATTGGTTTATAGGAATACGATGGTTAAAAGGATCTTTACTAAGTGTATCTAAATACGTAAGATTCTATAAATTTAAGGCATCAAGGACAAATGGTACAGAATGTAAATCGGGAAATAAAAATAAAATTGTATCTTTGTTAAACGAAAATGAATTATATTATTTAAATTTTCCTGAATATGATATACAATCTAGTAAGTTGCAACGTAATATTAAATAAAATCTTTAGAGATCTAGGATTTACCATAGCTCAAGAAGTAGACTATCTA